CTTCGACACCTACCAGGAGACGCTCATGTTCGGCCTCAACCTCACGACCCTCATCATCGGGATCCTCATCGGTCTCGCCCTGGTTCAACTGTATCCGCCGAGCGCGCGGATCGGCGTCTGGATCGTCAACAAGGGCCGCGCCGCCTGGACCTGGATCCGCGAACGATGAGGAAGGGCGCGATCATCTTCGTCGTCGTCTTACTTCTGGCGCTTGTCGTTCTCGCCGCCGCTCCTCTGTTGGGGATCATCTTCGGCGGCGGGTTCGACCCTTAGATGGCCGGGCCGAAGGGCCAGGCGAACAAGGGCGACCGCTCCAGCGCGTCAAGCCGACACGGCGAGACGGACTGGTTCAAGAAGAACCGGCTCAAGAAGCGCCGGCGCGACAAGATCGCGAAGGCCTCGAAGAAGCGGAACCGATGAAGGTCCTCGACGTCCGACCGACGCCGGCGCCCAGGCAAAGCCAGCGCGACAAGTGGGCGCCCTCGAAGGCCGTCCAGATCTACCGCGCCTTCCGTGACGAGATCGGCTACAAGCTCCAGGAGCTCCCCGCGGACTTCTTCCATGTCGTGTTCGTGATCCCGATGTCGGCCTCCTGGTCGGAGAAGAAGAAGCGCGAGTTCGTCGGCCAGCCTCACGAGCTCAAGCCGGACGCGGACAACCTGGTCAAGGCGCTCATCGACGCCGTCTATCGTGACCGAGAGGACTCCCAGGTCTGGAACTATGCGACGACGAAGCTCTGGGGCTACACCGGCGCGATCTTGATCTCCGACGACTTCCTCCCGTTCTACGAGCTCCCCGTCGATCTTGCCGAACTGGTTCGGGGATCCTGGGAAGTGTACGATCGGAAGCCCGTCGTGTGAGACGACCCCGGAGGCCGTGATGGCCGCGCAACCCGAAGAAGAGACACCCAGCGGACACGATCAACACGCGCGCGCGACGCCTGGGAACCGTTCCGTCGTTCCGCTTCATCTCGTCCAGTTCCTCGAAGCCCTCCGCCAGAACGGGAACGTCTCGCTCTCCGCCCGGATGATCGGCTGGAGTCGCTCGACCGTCTACGCCTTCGCCGGCAAGAACCCCAGCTTCCGCGAGGCGATGAGGGAGGCGCTCACCGAAGGCCGTGAGCTCCTGGTCGGCGAGGCCTGGAAGCGCGCCGTGACCTGGGCCGAGTACACCGACACGAAGAAGACCCTCCACGTCGCGCCGCCGTCCGATCGTCTCCTGGCGATCCTGGTCGCCGGCTACTTCCAGGAGTTCAAGCCAGGCCGAGGGGATGACGTCCCGGCCGACACCCTCCTCCCGGAGACCGCGGACCTCACCCAGCTCGACGACCAGGAACTCGAGACGCTCGAGCGGATCCTCGTGAAGGCGGGAGCCGATGAGCTCGGCTCTCGCGCGGATTAGAGCCGAACGAGCTCGCCGAGGCCTCGGCCTCCACGACTTCATCCGCGACGCCTGGAAGTGGGTCGACCCGATCGAGGGCGTCTTCGGCCGCTACACGCGGGCGCTCTGCTGGACCCTCGAGCAAGTCCTCCAGGGCCGGATCCGCCGGCTCATCATCAACGTCCCGCCCGGTCACATGAAGAGCCTCACCGTGTCGGTCTTCTGGCCGGCCTGGGCCTGGCTCATGAAGCCCGAGATCCGCTTCGCCTTCACGTCTTACCGTGGCGACCTGGCGCTTCGAGACGCCGATCGCTCTCGGGATCTCATCCGCTCGGAGTTCTATCAGGAGCTCCTCCTGGGCCGGCCGAAGAAGTGGGCGCTCCTCCGAACCGGCCAGGACACGAAGAGCCGCTTCGCGAACAACCAGGGCGGCTACAGGTTCTCGAGCGCGGTCGCCGGCATCATGGGAGAAGGCGGCGACATCGTCGTCCTCGACGATCCTCACAACGTCGAGCAAGCCGAGAGCGACTCGGTCCGCGACGAGACCGTCCGGAAGATCCGCCTCGCGCTCCCGACCAGGGTCCGGTCGAAGACCGGCGCGATCGTCATCATCATGCAACGGTTACACCCGCAAGATCTCACCGGCGTCTTCCTGGACGAGGAGGGCGAGCTCTGGACTCACTTGTGTCTTCCCGCGCGCTTCGAGCCCGATCATCCTCACCCGTGTCCGTTCGACTGGCGCCGGCAACCTGGCGAGCTCCTCTTCCCGGAGCTCTTCAACTCGACCAGGCTCGACGAGCTCGAGACCGGCCTCACCGAGTACGGCGTCGCGGGCCAGCTTCAACAACGTCCTCATCCGCGCGAGGGCGGAATGATGAAGCGCGACGACTTCAAGATCATCGACGCCGGCGACGTTCCGAAGGGCGGGACGATCGTCCGGGGCTGGGACCTGGCGGCGACCGACGCGAAGGCGCAAGACGCGAAGAAGGCCGCCTGGACGGTCGGCTTGCGTCTCCGCTACGTCGGGCGCAAGATCTACATCGAGGACGTGATTCGTCTCCGAGGCTCCCCGCATAAAGTCCGGACAACAATGAGAACCGCGGGGAACAACGACGGGAAGGTCGTCATCATCGACTTCCCGCAGGATCCCGGCCAGGCTGGCAAGGCCCAGGCGGAGGACATCGCCGCGGACTTCCCAGACCGTCGGATCTTCTACTCGCCCGAGAGCGGAGCGAAGGAGGTCCGAGCCGAGGCTCCCGCGGCTCAAGTCGAGGCCGGGAACGTGTACCTCGTTCGCGGCGCCTGGAACGGCGTGTTCCTGGATGAGGCCGCGGCCTTCCCTGGGTCCACGTTCAAGGACCAGGTCGACGCCTTCTCGAGAGCGTATCATCGCGCCGTCAGACAACCACGACGCCCGAGATCGGGCTCGATTAGAGGAGCCGCTTGATGAGTACACAAGACCAGCCGACGAGCTTGATCCTTCCGAACGCGACCGCGCCCTTCCAGGCGGGGATCACGACACCGCCCCAGTCCGCCCAGGGCGGCTCGAACATCTCCGACCCTCACCCAGATCACAACGCCAGGCGCTCGGACTGGGTCGTCATGTTCGACGCGAACGAAGGCCAGCGACACATCAAGTCGAAGACGACCCAATACTTGCCCGCGACCTCGGGGATGAGGGCGCTCTCGAGCTCGGCGACGAAGCTCGACCAGGAGGGGCTCGCGCTTTATACCGCCTACTTGACGCGCGCCTTCTTCCCGGATCTCGTGAAGGAGACCGTCCGGGCCCTCACCGGGATCCTCGACCGGGAGCCCGCGAACATCGAACTCCCCGAGGCCCTCGAGGACATGAGGGAGCTCGCCACGCCGAAGGGCGAGTCGCTCAACGATCTCCTCGTCCAGATCCACATCAACCAGCTCCTCTACGGTCGGCTCGGTCTCCTCCTGGACGTCGACGCGAACCGGGACCTCCCGCTCATCGTCCGCTACCCCGCGCCCCAGATCCTCAACTGGGACGACCTCACGGTCACGAACGACATCAAGCAACAAGACGACGCGAAGCGGAGCGAGGCGGTCCGCCGGCTTCTCATGGTCGTCCTCGACGAGACGCGCTTCGAGCGCGACACCGGCAACACCTACACCTGGAACCTCGTCCCGCGCTACCGCGTCCTCAACCTGGGCGAGGCCGAGGCGAACGTCTACACGACGCAAGTCGAGCGCGACGGAGCTCTCCAGGCGGCGGTCCAGCCGTCGATCCGCGGGAAGACCTTCGAGGAGATCCCCTTCACGTTCATCAACACGACCGACCTCGCGACCCAGCCGGGCGAGGTCCCGCTCATCAACCTCGCGAACCTGGGGCTCGCCATCTACCGCGGCGAAGCCGATCACCGGAGCGCGCTCTTCATGTCCGGCCAGGACACGCTCGTCATCACGGGCTACGACATCTCGGCCGGATCCTCGGAGAACCCCGGCGACAACGAGGCCCCGATCATCGGCTCGGGCGCCTACTTGAACATCCCGGACCCGGAGGGCGACGCGAAGTTCATCGGGCCCGACTCGAACGCCTTGAGCGAACAACGGACGAGCCTCGAGGACGACTACAGGCGAGCCGGCGAGGAGGGGATCAAGCTCCTCTCGAGTGGCGCCGGCGCGGAAGCCGCCGAGACTCTCCGGATCCGAGTCGCGGGCCGGACGGCCACGCTCCAGACGATCGCCATGACCTCGGCGACCGGCCTCGAGACGGCCCTCCGCCAGGCGGCGGTCTGGGTCGGCGCGGATCCCGAGGAGGTCAAGGTCGAGCCGAACCTGGACTTCATCACCGAGGACCAGGATCCCGCGGACCTCATCGCCTTCGCCACGGCGAAGAAGTCGAAGGTCCCGCTCTCCTGGAAGTCGGTCCACAACTGGCTCCGCCAGAAGGACTTCACCGAGCTCACCTTCGAGGAGGAGCTCGAACAGATCGACGAGGAGGCCGACATGGACGCCTTCGACACGGGCGGCGACGCCTTCCTGGGCGAACCAGGAGAACCAGGAGCGCCGGCTGGAGATCTCAACAACCCGGCAATGGTCGCCCAGCGCGCGGCGGCGATCGAAGCCGCCGGCGGAGCGCCAGAAGGCGACCCAGCCCAGCCAGGCGCCGGAGGAGACCAGGGCGACGCCGAGGAGTAGAACGTGGCGCACACGTCGAACACCGACATCCGCGACCAGCTCATCGCGCACCAGATCGGGCTCCTCCGCTTCTCGAAGGGGCTCTCGGGCCGGATCATCGCGCTCCTCAATCGGTCCGAACCCGAGCTCGCGGCCAGGCTCAAGGCCCGGCTCGATCGGATCGCCGCGCTCAACAACGACCCAGGCCCGGCAACGACCCGCCGGCTCATCGTCACCCAGCGCCTCATCAAGGGGATCCTCGACCCGACCTGGAAGTCGATCAACGAGATCATCCGGAGGGAGCTCGTCGGCCTGGCGTTCGGCGAGACGTTCTTCATCCAGGGCGTCGTCTCCGACGCGCTTCCCGTCCTGGTCACGCCGGCGATCCCGTCACCGAAGGAGCTCCGCGGGATCGTCTTCGCTCGGCCGTTCAATAACCGGATCCTCCGAGACTGGACCGGGACCTTCCAGCTCGGCGACCGCCGGCGCATGATGGACGAGATCCGCCAGGGCCTCCTCTTCAACGAGACGCCGACCCAGATCGGGAAGCGGATCTTCGGGACGCGGGCCCTCGGCGGCGCCGACGGCGTCCGGGCGATCACCAGGCGCGGAGCCCAGACGCTCGCCCAGACCGCGACCTCCGCGATCTCGAACGGCGTCCGCTCGGCGCTCTACAAGGCGAACAAGAGATTCATCCGGCGCGAACAATACGTCGCGACCCTGGACTCGAGGACGACGCCGATCTGTCAGTCGCTCGACGGCGACGTCTTCAAGACGGGGACCGGGCCGATCCCGCCGATCCACATCAACTGTCGGAGCATCCGCGTCCCGGTCATCGACGGGCGCAAGCTCGGGAAGCGCCCGGCGAGCCGCGCAACGGAGCGCGAACTTCGCGGACTTCGAGGTCCAGCCCGCCGGCGCGCCGTCGAGAAGCTCGTCGGGCCGGTCCCTGGAACGACGACCTATCAGGACTTCCTCAAGAACTCGAAGGCGAGCTTCCAGGACGACGTCCTGGGGCCAGCTCGCGGGAAGCTCTTCCGCTCTGGCGAGATAGACCTCAAGGGCTTCGTCGACAATTCCGGCCAGCGCCTCACGCTTCGCCAGCTCTACGACACGGACCCCGGCGCCTTCCAGCGGTCCGGCGTCCCCGCGCCGCCGGCGCTGGACGCTCCCAGGCCGGCGCGATGATCCTCTTCTGGCTTTGACATAAGTCTCGCGTTATAGTCGGCGCGATCCTGTGAGAGGAAGACCGAGATGACCCTCGAAGCCACAATTCAAGACAAGGCGAAGATCCCGGAAGGGCTCGCCGCTCACTACGTCGAAGCCGACGGCGTCTTCACCCTGGACGTGAAGGGGATGAAGACCCAGAAGGACTTCGACGACTACGCCGAGGCCTTGAAGAAGCGGCTCACCGACGCCGGCGCCGACTTCGCCAGGAAGCAAGGGGCCGGACTATCGCGCGACGATGTCCTCGAGATCATCGAGGGCTCGATGAAGAAGTTCATCAAGCCGGGCGCGAAGCCTGGCGACGGCAACGGAGCCGGCAACGGGGAAGGCGGGGACGTCGACGGACGCCTCCACGATCTCGAGCGGAACCTGGCCTCGGTCACGAAGGAGCTCGACACCGCGAAGAAGGAACGCGACGACGCCCTGGGAAAATCGAAAGACACAACAATACGAAACCAGCTAACCCAGGCCGCCAACGCCGCCGGCGCGACGCCGGAGGGAGTCACGAACCTCGTCTCGTTGATCGAGACGAACTTCGAGGTCGCTCAAGACGGGAGCGTCGTCACGAAGCTCGAGGCCGGGGCCGGAGTGAGTCCGAACCAGAAGCCCGAGGACTTCCTGGCGGCGGTCGCGCGTCAGAAGGACTTCCGGATGTTCTGGCCGAAGTCGGCCGGAGCCGGAGCGGATGGCGACGGGGCGGGAGGCCCTGGCGCCGGCGGAGATCTCGGGAAGGGGAACCCCTTCTCGAAGGCCGGCTGGAACATGACGAACCAGGGCAAGATCTACACCGCCAACAAGCCCGAAGCCGAGCGCCTCATGAAGGCCGCCGGCGTAGAACTAGGCGCGGTCGCTCCTGTAAGGTAGACTCGCGCAAGTAAACACCGCCAGGCCGTGAGGGCTCGGCTCAACGTAACGAGAAGGAGACCCTCATGGCCGAAGTAAGAGTCGCGGACGTCGTAGTCCCCGAGATCTTCGCCCCCTACGTCCGAACCCTCACCGAACAGAAGACCGCCTTGATCGAATCGGGCGTCGTTGTTCGGGATCCAGCTCTCGACGGGTTCCTTGCGGGCGGCGGGACATCATTCAATGCGCCCTCATGGCGAGACAACGACGACGACTCGAACATCCTCGCCGATCGAGTCTCGAGCGATAACCCGGCGACCGTAGCAACCCCGGCGAACATCCAGTCGAACCAGGAGATCGCGAGACGCCTCTCGCGGAACCAGTCCTGGAAGACTATGGACCTCGCCGCCGCGCTTGCGGGAGACGACCCCGCGAACTCAATCGCGGCGAACGTCGCCGCCTACTGGCGCCGCCGCCTCCAGGCCGTCTTCGTGGCAACCTGGACCGGCATCTTCGCCGACAACGCCCAGGTCACACCGAACGACGACCCGCGCGCCGGCATCACCAACAACGCCGCCCAGGACGACCTCACCGTCGACATCTCGGGCGCGTTCACGCCTGGCGTGACCGACTTCTCCGCGGAGGCGTTCATCGACGCCATCACGACCGCCGGCGATTCCCAGAGCGACTTCGTCGCCGTCATGATGCACTCGATCGTGTTCTCGAAAGCCCAGAAGAACAACTTGATCGACTTCATCCCGGACTCATCGAACGCCCTCGCCGCGGACATCCCGACCTTCCTCGGCCGGCGCGTTATCGTCGATGATTCCATGCCGAACGCCGCGGGCGTCTTCGACACCTGGATCTTCGGCGCGATGGCCTCGCGCTGGGGCGTCGGGAACCCGAAGGTCCCGGCCGAGGTAGACCGTGAGCCAGGACAAGGCAACGGCGGCGGAGGCGAGGAGCTCTTCTCGAGGATCGAATGGTCGATGCACCCAGTCGGCCACAACTTCCTCGCCGGCTCTGTTGGCAACCCCGACGGCGGTCCGACGAATGTCGAGATCGGCGACGGCGTGAACAACTGGGCCCGCACCTTCCCCGAGAGGAAACAGATCAAGGCCGCGCGCCTTGTGACGACCGAGTTCTAGTTCACCCTTGAACACCGTGTCGGAGGCCGGCCGTGATGGCCGGCTCCCATTTAACCAGGAGGCCCGACGAACATGAGCGAAGAGACACCGACGACCGAGGAGCTCGCGAACGAGCTCGCGGCCACGGAGACCGAGAGCCCAGAGACCGCCCCAGATCCAGCTCCAGCGGAGCCGGAAGCGCCAGCGGATACTCCGGCCGACTCGGATCCGCCAGCGGATCCCCCAGCGGATCCGGAACCCGAACCCGAGAAGACGATCGCCCCGCCAGTGAGGAGCGCCGCCCAGGCCGACAAGAAGGCCGCGGACGGATCCAGGCGGAAGAAGCTCATCGCCGACTCCGCGACGCCCGACCTCCCAGTCGACGAAGACGAGGAGAAGCGGAAGGCGGGGATCTACGACGAGCTCGAGAAGGTCCAGGCGGACCTCGAGGAGGCCCTGGCCGCCGTCGAGTCCTGCAAGGGCCGAGCCCGTGATCTCATGGCCGAGCTCTACCCTCACACGACCGGGAGCGACAAGCTCGTCGACGCGGTCCGCGGACACATCAAGGCCCAGAAGAAGATCCGCGCGAACCGGGCCTCGAGTCCCGCCAGGATCGCCGAGATCTTGAAGGCGGCCGGGAGGTCTCCGATCGACCAGGCCTTCTCCGTTCAACGCGCCCGAGGGATGGCGCGCCCTACCAGGTCCCAGGCGAAGCCAGCCGACGACCAGGGAGGCGGCTCCGACGCGAACGCCGGCTCGGAGTAGAGCATGGCGACGCCGACGGGACGCCCCGCCCAGGAGGCGCGCGGCTTCTTCGCTCGTGTGAGACGACGGAAGAAACAAGACCAGAGCGACTTCGACATCGCGGGGCTCGTCGACTCGCCTCACGACTTCGGCTCGGCCGCTCCGTCCGCGGCCTTCCCGAACGCCTTGACCCTTCCGGCGAACGCCCGGATCCTGGCGGAGGTCCTCGCCGCGAGCGGCGCGATCCCCGCCGGCGACACGCTCTTCTCGGACGGAACGGCCCAGGCTCGGAACTCCGAAGACCTGGCGAACCTCACGACGATCCGCGCCCTCTTCATCGAGAGCCGGAGCTTGACGATCACCCGCGGCCCGGCCGTCTCGAGCGGGACTCTCCAGGTCTACTTCTTCGGGCCGAAGAGCCAGCGGATCCTCATCGGGACGGGAGTGTTCTCATGACAACATCGACCTCGCCCCGTGTTTCTTGTAATCTTCACCGCGCCAGCGCCAGCAACTAGGAAGGAGCTCACCCATGTCAGCCCAGGACTTCTTCGAGGACGACCTCCTCGACCTTATCTTCACGAACGTCGCCGCCCCGAATGTCGGGGACGCGGGCGGTCTCCTCCCCTCAGTCGGGGCCGGGAACTTCCACACGTCCCTCATGACGGCCCTCCCCGCCGAGTCCGTCTCGGATCAAACAACGAACGAGGCAACCTACACGCCATACGCTCGGGTCGCCGTCGCGCGTTCCCTGGCCGGCTGGACGGTAGCCGCGGGAGTCGTAGACAACGACGCCGCGATCACCTTCCCCCAGGCGACCTCGGGCTCGGATACCGTGACCCACTTCGGGCTCGGCTTCGCCGCGTCCGGCGCCGGGTTCCTCAACATGGTCGGCGTCCTCGCGAGCTCGCTCGCGATCTCGACCGGGATCACGCCGGAATTTGCTCCCGGAGATCTCGACGTCTCCCTCGACTAAATTCTGGCCTTGTGCCATAGGAGAAAAACGTGAACCAGTCACTCGCGAAAAACGTCCGCCGGCTTGCCCGGCTTGAACTCCGGGGCGCCCGGATCCAGACCTTGACCGCTCGCGCGACCGAGGCCGGGAACACCGAGCTCGTCGCGAAGTACGACAAGGAACTCAAGCGCCGCGCCGCGGAGGCGAACTACTTGTCGCTCCGTTGTGAGGCCGACCTGGAGGATCTCGATGAAGCGGGCCTGGCGGAAGCCGAGGCTCTACGAGAAGCCGTTCTGGCCGGAAGCCGAGGATCCGCCGCCGCGAAGGCGATCATGAAAGGGACCGCCGCGCCAGCCGCCGAAGCCGCCGGCTAGTGAGCGAGATCTTCGAGTCGACCGGCGTCTCCGTGGACGTCGAGAACGACGTCGTCGTCCTTCGGGTCGGCGACAAGATCGCGCGCTTCTCGTACACGTCCGCCTTCATGGTCGCGCAACGGATGAGGCTCGTGTCGAACATGGCCGGACGGATCGCTGGCGTGAGCTCCGCCGTCACGGCCGAGCTCAAGCGGAAGGCCGACGAGTCGAACCTCACCCCGATCAACAACGCGCCGCCCAGGGATTCGAGCGCGCCCTGGGACGTCTGGAACGAGGGCGAGATCGTCGCCGTCCGCCTGGGCCTTGTGACCGCGCGCTGGGAAGTTCCGGCGGCCTTGACGATCGCCGGCTGGATCCGCGAAGGCGGACGCCAGGCGAAGAACTGGGCCGGAGATACCTCGAAGACGCTCCGGATCGCCGGCATCTTGACCGACGCGGAGGAGAACCGCCGGCTCGCGAATTGAGTGAGGACGTGATGGCCTCCGACATCCGGGCCCAGAAGTCCGAAGGAGGACATGATGGCGATCCAGATCAAGCTCCGCGGAGGGCGCCTAGTCTTCCGCGAGAACATCGACCGCAACGGCCCGGCCTTGACGCTCGCCTTCGGCGATCGCGCGGCCTTTCGGACCGCTCTCAACTCCCTCACGAACGACGGCGACGAGGTCATCACCCAGGGCCGCTTCCGCCGGATCGAGGACTTCACGAGCTCGCCCGTCTGTATCTGTAAGACCGAGGCCCAGGCGGACACGATTGTCGCGGCGCTGGGCGCCGGCTTCACGAAGAGGACCCAGGGCGAAGCCGTCGACGGCTTCTCGTTCGTCGTGACCGAGGACTAGGATCCGACCGTGGCCGACGTCCTCCGCTTAGACACCGCCGCCTCCTTCAACGCCGACTCGCCGAGCTATCCGGTCGGCGCGGGGACGGACCGCGGCCTCATCGTCGGCCTCGAACACGAGGGCGCGATCACGCCCGACTCCGTGAGCATCACCTGGGGCGGCCAGGCGATGACCCAGCTCGTCACCGAACACGTCGAAGCCGCCGGCAACGACCAGGAGGTCGTCTTGTTCCTCCTCCTCGAGGCGGGGATCGCGGCGGGCGCTGGGACGACGATCGTCGTCACCGGGGAGGCGGTCAACTTCACGATCCACGCGGCCAGCTACGAGAACGTCAACCAGGGCGGCGGGACCGACTCCGTCCCCGAGACGAACTCGGCCGGGACGACTGGCGCAACACCGAACCCGCTCACGACCTCCGACATCGTCGCCGGCGATGGCGCGGCCGTCGTCGCCCTGGCTGGCGTCGGTAACGCAACGACCGCGACCTGGGGCGCGGATCTCACCGAACAGACCGAACAGATCAACGCCGGGACGGCGACGTGTACCGGCTCGCTCGCCGACGGGCTCTTCGCGACCGGCCAGAACGTCGACGTCGAGGCAACCTGGGCGAGCCAGAACCGCGCGGCCGTCATTGCGATCGAACTCGCTCCGACCGAGGACGGGAACCTCTCCGGCTCGATCGCGCTCGCGCTCACACCGACCGGCGCGCTCGAGGCGCTGGCGAACATCCAGGGCTCGTCCGACCTCGTCATCACGGCGACCGGAGCCGTCGCCGTGACGGTCCCGATCGCCGGATCTTCCGACATGGTCCTCACGCCCTCGGCCGTCCTCTCCGGCGAGCCGCCTCCGTCGATCTGGTACAAGTCCGGGGAGGTCGTCACGCCCGCCTCGGGGAACTCCGTCGTCGACGTCACCGACAAGGGCGAGGACCCGTTCGGGATTCATCTCTCATGGACGGACAACACCGCCGACCAGACGATCCAGACACACGCCGAGCTCGGCCACGGGTTCAGCGACGGAACGAACCATAGGGCCGTGATGCACAACGCCCAGGACGGCGCGAGCAACAACCTCCGCCAGTCGAGCATCACCGCGGCGATCCTGGTCGTCGATCCGACCGATGACACGATCCTCGTCGAGGGCTCCGTCACCTTCCAGGCGACGACCTTCACGCTCGTCTTCACGACGGTCGCGGCTGGCTTCCGGATCCACTACGAGGTCTTCGGCGGATCCGGCGCGGCGATCGTGGCCGACGTCGGCGCGGACGCCGCTCCCGTCACCGGGCTCGGCCTGGCGAACGGCGACCTCCTCCTGGGCTTCACATCCGGCGAACAATTCCCGGCGAGCTCCCAGTTCGCCTTCCAGACCTACGGCGTCGCCCACTTCAACGGGATCGGGATCGACCAGTGGGCGCTCTTCAAGTACATGGGAGACAACGACGAGGACGAGACGGGCTCCGGCCTGGCCTCGGGCGACTTCATGGGACAATACGACGTCGACTTCGCGAACTGGACGATCCAGATCACGTCGCTCACCGGGGACGGCTTCAACTGGGCCGGCTCGAACGGGGACCACTTCGCCTACATGATCCTCGACCTCGGCGGCCTGGATGTCGCCGTCGGGACGATGACGAAGACGACCGGCGCGACGCCGGCGACTCACACCTTCCCCGACCTGGGCTTCGTCGCCCAGGGCTACTCGATCGCCTCGGCGAGTGACGTGAGCGAGGACATCGACGTCAACCAGGCGATGAGGGGATCCTTCGGCTCGTTCGACGGAGCCGGGACGGGCCACTCAATCAACGCGATCGTCACGCCGGACGTCAACACGCCGCGCGACTCCTTGAGCTCGTCGATCAACGTGATCCTCATGGGCCAGGACTTCGACGGCGGGAACGTGCAAAGCATGGGCGAGGCCCAGCCGATCGTCGACCAACTTCCCCAGATCATCTTCGACCCGAACACGAACCAGGCCGAGATCATCGGCTTCTACGCGCTCGCCTCGACCGGGCGCGTCGCGGGGTCGATCGCGCTCACCCTCACGCCAGCGGGGACGATCCGCGCGGACGCGGAGATCTCCGGGAGCGCCGACCTCGCCCTCACGCCAGCGGGCAACCTCCGCGGCCTCGGAGATCTCGCCGGGAACATCCCGCTCGTCTTCACGGTCGACGGCGTCATCGCCGGAGGGAACTCCCTCATCGCCGGGACGGTCGACATCCTCATCACGCCGGACGGGAACCTGGTCGCGCGCGGAGAGCTCGCCGGCAACGCGGCCCTCCTCATCACGCCGACGGCAACGATCCGAGCGGACGCGGCCATCTCCGGATCCGCGGATCTCGTTCTCACACCGACCGCCACGATCCGAGGGATCGGCGACCTCGCGGGGACGATCCCGCTCGTGTTCACGGCGGACGGGATTCTCGTCGCGACGAGCGGAGTCGCGGGGACGATCGACCTCGTCATCACCCCAGCCGGCGACCTGGTCGCGCGGGGAGCTCTGGCTGGATCCGCCGACCTGGTCATCACGCCAGCGGCGACACTCCGCGGGCTCGGAGCTCTGGCTGGATCCGCGGCGCTCATCTTGACGCCGAGCGCGAACCTCCAGGGCGTCGCCGGCATGGCGGGGACCGTGGCGATGATCCTCACGCCGGACGGAACCCTCCAGGGCGTCGGAGCTCTCGCTGGATCCGCGGCCCTTGCGATCACCCCAGACGGGACGATCCAGGCGCGCGGGGAACTGGCCGGAGCGGCGGCCCTTGCGATCACACCAGCCGGAACCGTGGCCGGCCTGGGCGAGCTCTCGGGAGCCGTGGCGCTCCTTCTGACACCGACGGGAACGATCCAGGGGAGGGGCGAGCTCCTCGGATCCGCGGCCCTGGTCATCACCCCGACGGGCGACCTCGTCGCGGCGGGAGGCCTTCGTGGCGTCATCCCGCTCACCCTGGTCGCGACCGGAACCCTCGAGGCCCTCGCCCAGATCTCCGGCGCGGCGAGCCTGGTCATCACACCCTCGGGAACTCTCCAGGCGACCGGCGGGCTCCTGGGCTCCTCGGCCTTGTCGTTCACCCTCGCCGGCAACCTCGAGGCCCTGGGCGCGCTCCTGGGATCCTCCGACCTGGTTCTCACACCGACGGGCGACCTCACGGGCGACGGCGCTCTGGCGGGGACGATCCCCCTCACGATCACGCCGGCGGGGATCCTCGAGGCCGTCGGCGAGCTCCTGGGCTCGGTCGACCTAGTCCTCACGCCGACCGGGATCCTCGCGGGAATGGTCGGGATCTCCGGCTCGATCCCCCTCACGATCACGGCCGCCGGCAACCTGGCCGGAGCCGGAGCCCTCGCGGGATCCGCCGCCCTGGTCTTCGACGTCGCCGGCAATGCCCGAGGCGTCGGTCCGCTTGCCGGCGTCATCCCGATCACCCTCGACGCGGCCGGCGCCCTGGTTGCGCGCGGAACTCTCGCCGGATCTCTCTCGCTCATCTTGACGCCGACCGGGACGATCGTCGGGCTCGGCGCGCTGGCTGGCGCGGCGGCCCTGGTATTCACGCCGACCGGGACGCTCGTGTCCGAGGGCAAGCTCTCCGGCTCGATCGACATCACGATCGACGCCCAGGGCGCAATGATCGCGAAGGCCCTCGCCCAGGGCTCGATCGACATGACACTCACGCCCGCCGGCGTCCTTCAAGGGATGACGGCGATCCAGGGATCCGCGGCGCTCACGATCTCGGCGGACGGAACTCTCCGCGGAGTCGGAGATCTCGCCGGCCTGGCCGAGCTCGCGTTCACGCTCTCCGGGATCATGTTCGACCAGGGAGCGAGAAGGATCCCGAACTCGCTCCAATCATTCATAGTATTCTTGGACAATTCGCGGCAAGATCTCGCGACCGGAACCGACAACGCGACCCAGATCATCGACGGCGCGTTCAACTCGATCCAGACGATCGAGGCCGGCGTGACGAACTCGAGCCAATAGGAGGACGACCCGATGGCCTCATGTGACACCGACCTCGCGGGGATCTGTATCGCTCGCAAACGAGGCGACACCGCGCCCGACAAGATCTTCGTCACCGATCCGGAAGCCGTCGCGGGGACGCCCCTCGACGTGACCGGCTTCGGCTTCGTCATGACGGTCAACACGGAACAAGATCCGGATCCAGTCGGTCCGCCGATCGTCGGCGCCGAGCTCGCCCAGATCACCGGGACGATCGTCGACGGCCCAGGCGGCGAGGTCGACTTCCCCTGGACGCCAGGCGACGCGGACCAGGTCCCGGAGGCTTACTTCTACGACATCCAGCAAACAGACACCGCCGGGAGGATCCTCACGATCGCGAAGGAGAGGTACATCTTCCAGCAAGACCTCACGAAGTAGGAGCGGAACATGGCGATCCAGTTCATCATCGAAGACGGGACCGGCAAGACGGACGCGACGGCCTACGCCGACCTCGACGGCGCCGACCAGTATCTCGAGAACTCCGACCGGAAGACGGCCTGGAGGGTCTTCTCGTCGAAGGAGCGCCAGACGGCGCTCATCCAGGGCGCGGACTACATCGACCAGACCTTCCGGAACCGATACAAGGGCCAGCGATTCAGCTCGGAACAGAGGCTCGAGTGGCCGCGGATCGAGGTCCGCGACGAGCTCGGGAACCTCACCGAGCCCGACCCAGGCCTGGCCGGCTCGATCCCCGAAGAGATCGGGAACGCCTCGATCGAGTACGCCTTCGAGGCCGCGAGCTCGCCGCTCGCCCCGACCCCAGTCCTCGACGACACCGGCCGCGAGGTCGTCCAGGCGCGCGACAAGGTCGACGTCCTCGAGACCTCTCGAACTTATCGCGACGTGTCGACGCCGAAGTTCCGCAAGTATCCGCGGGCCGAGCTCGTCCTTCGTCGCTGGCTCAAGCGCGGGACCGCCGGCTTGACGCTCCGGGCTGGTTGAGATGGCGCTCGAAGACACCGCCCTCGCCTTGATCCGCCGGTTCGGAGAAGACCGCCAGGTCGAGCTCCGGATCCCGAACACGGCGCCGGCGGATCCGACGAAGCCCTGGGAGGTCGACCCGACCGCGACCGAGACGAAGGTCACGGCCCCGGCGGTCGTCGTCCCGATCCGCCGCTCAATGATCGACGGGAACTCGGTCCGCCAGGGCGACGAGACCGTTCTCATCGCCGCGCTCTCGCTGGGCTCGACGGTCCCGACAACGGCCGACAAGATCTTCGACGAGGGGATCGAGAAGAACATCGTCTCGCTCGATCGGATCCGCCCAGGGAAGACCGACTTCCTCTTCAAGCTACAAGTGAGGGCTCCCTAGATGGCGATCGGGAAGCCCTTCAACGCGACCGAGATCTCCGACGCCCTCACGGGCGCGCTCTTCGACGACGTCGGCGAGACCGCGTTCGCGATCTTGCGGAACCTCATCATCCGCTCGCCCGTCGGCGACCCGACGCGCTGGGGCAACCCGACAAGCGCGCCGGAGGGCTACGTCGGCGGACACTTCCGTCGGAACTGGCTCGTCTCGGTCCGCGCCCTGGATCTCTCGACGCAAGAAGGCGCCGGCGCCTCGGTCGCCGTCCCCCTGGCCGAAGGTCGCGCGAAGATCCTCCAGTTCAAGGCGAGCCGAGCCCTCCGTCTTGTCATCCAGAATAACGTCCCATACGCGAACCGACTCGCGCTCGGACACTCGACAATCGCGAAGGCCGGCTGGGTCGACGAAGAGATCGACGCCGCGCTCACGATCCCAGGCGGGACGAAGGTCCTCCGATAATGGGCGCAACGACACGAACCGCCGCCCAGTTCCGCGACGCCGTTCGGACGGCGTTCGGCGCTCACTGGACCGCCGCCGGCGAGGACCTCGCGGTCGTCGCCTGGGACAACCTCGACTTCGACACGGCGGGCCTCGACGACTATGTTCATCTAGGCCTCGCTCACTCGACCGGAGAGCTCGCGAGCTTGGGCGCCGGGAACACAATCCAGACGAGGAAGGGCGTAGTATTCGCGGCCCAGCTCTTCGTCCGGCATAATACCGGCCAGGCGCGAGCGGACGCCCTGGCGGAGATCCTTCTCGATTTTGTCGAGTCGACTCACCTCACGGGGATCCGCTTCCGCGATCAGACGCTCACGGAGACCGGCCGAGTCCAGCAATGGTTCACGGCGACCGTGACCGCCTTGATCGAATACGATGCTTTTCGGACCGTGTGAGACGGCCTTGATCTACTTAGGAGACCGCCATGTCTGACACAAATCGAGTCGGGCTTCGTTTTTTCAGGAGCTCACAACGGACGGCCCCGATCCCTGGCGGCCCGTTCAACCTCAACCAGCTCCGCTTCACCGGGACGCCGAACCTCGCCTTCGAGCCGAACACGATCGTCTCGGAAGAGATCCGGCCAGACCGCCAGATCTCGGACCTCATCCTGGTCGGCGCCGAAGCCGGCGGCGACACGGGGATCGAGCTCTCGTTCGAGGCCTTCGACGCCCTCATCGAGGACTCACTCTTCTCGACCTACGTCTCGACGATCCAGAAGCTCGGGACCGGCGAGATCACCGCGTTCGGCGCGGGGACGATCGACGTCGACGCCGGGACCGACTTCATCGTCGGCCAGGTCATCCGACTCCAGAAGCTCGCGACGGGAGACGTCGGCGCCGGGATCTTCGAGATCACCGGGATCGCCGTGAACGTCCTCACCGCGAACCCGCTCGCCGGCACGTCGACGACGGCCATCGCCGGAACAGAGACGGCGGACGCGGACACGCGGATCAACGTCACGGGCTTCGCGGCCCAGGGGAACGGCGACATCTCGCTCGTCGTCTCCGGATCCGACGCGGTCTTCTCGTTCCCGACTGGCGCGCTCGACGACGCCTTCGGCCCTGGCGTTCCGATCTTGATCGGCCAGTGGTTCAAGTTCGCCGACTTCGCGACCGGGGCGAACAACGTCTGGATCCGCGCGCGCGAGGTCGACCTCACGGCCGACACGATCACCGCGGACGCTCAGACCGGCATGGTCACGGATGCCGCGGCGACCGAACAGGTCATCGCCTTCTATGGCTCGCGAGTCGAGAACGGCGCGGAGGCGATCAGCGCACACCAGAACGCGGTCGAGCGACGCTTCGAGGATCACTCCCCGATCACGCGCGAGCTCTTCCTGGGGATGGCGCTCAACAACTTCAACATCACCCTCGCGCCCCAGGCGATCGCGGTCGGCTCCTTGACCTGGTTCGGCTTCAACTCCGCCGTCTCGGACAACTCGCCGAGCTATCCGGAGTTATACGCGGCCCTTCCGGTCGACGTGGCCGCCGAACAGTTCGACGTCTACAACACATCGAACGACATCGGCCGGCTCGGCCGAGGAGTGGATCCGATTGACGCCGCCGGCGTGAACTTCGTCCTCGAGGCGACGATCGAGATCAACAACAACCTCCGCCGCCAGCCAGCGGTCGGGGTCTTCGGCGCGAGCGGGATCGGCGTCGGCGAGCTCTCCGTGACGGGAACCTTGTCGACCTACTTCGACAATGACGAGATCCTCCAGATCATCCTCACGAACGCGGAGACCTCGCTCGACCTCATCACCCAGGGAGGAGACGGCCGGAGCATGGTCTTCGATCTTCCCCGGATCAAGTTCTCCGGAGGAGCGCCAGACGTACCAGGCAAGAACGCCGACGTCACGATCCCCGGAACCTATCAGGCGATCCTCGACGCGACGTTCGGCTATACCATGTCGGCCCAGCGCGTGAACTTCGCCAGGTAATCATCAACGACAACGGGCCAGGGGCCCAGGAGGAAGACCGTGAGAGTCTACGAGGCCTTTGAAACATCGGAACGGCTGATAAGTGAGGGGCGAGAGTGCGAGATCGAGTTCGGCGGGAGAGTCATCTGCAAGATCTGGGTCCGGCCCGCGGACCCGGTTCTCAATGCCGACTATCGTCGCGAGCTCGCCGAGCTCTCGGTCGGGATCCTAAAGGACGGGAACATCAACGTCATCGACGAGGAGACCGATCGGCTCCTTCTCTGGAAGGTCTACGCCCGGAGCGTCATCTTGAAGATCCTCTGGACGGATCCCGCGGACCAGAAGGACCCGAAGCTCAAGTTCAACCAACAGCTCGCGCCGGCGACCCGAGAGAAGAACGCGATCGCATTGTTCCAGCGCGTCCCGAAGTTCTTCCAGGGGATCCAGGAGGTCGCGCGCCAGTGGTCCCAGTTCCGCTCGACTCACGAAGAGGAAGCGGCGGGAAACTAGCCGAGGTCCTCGATCACACCCTTCGGCTCGGAGACTCGGAAACCCAGGAGAAGGTCATCGCCGCACACCGCGAGCGAGGCCTCACTCCGCCCGAGCATCTCACCGACCCGCCGAAGATCGAGCTCCGCTTCCTGGTCTACTGGGAGGCCTTCACGGATCTCCAGACCGAGCGCCTCAACGCGCGCTCGACGATCCCGATCGGGAAGATCATCGAATACGCCGACCGCTACGGGCTCGACCCGGACACCTTGAAGCGGATCGTCTGGAAGACCGACCAGGTCCTCCTCGCTCACTGGAAGGGCGTCGACGAGTCCGAGAAGCGCCAGGCCGAGCTCGCCCAGGCGGCGAAGCCGGCCATCGCCTCGAGTGAGTCACCGGCGTCGCTCGCCGCGGGAGCTAAGTCATGACCGACCGCGTCATCCGAGTCGTCCTGGACGGTTCCGGCGTCACCCGTGGCGCGCGCCAGACGAAGAAACAACTCACCGGGATCCAGGGCGCGGCGAAGAACGTCCAGGGCCAGTTCAAGGCGGCCGCCAGGGCGGCCTCGGCGTTCGCGGCGGCCCTTGCGATCCGCGAAGTCATCAAGCTCACGAACACCTACCAGTCGCTCCAGAACTCGCTCCGCGTCGTCACCGACTCCCAGGCCGAGCTCAACACGGTCTCGGAGGAGCTCTTCACGATCGCCCAGCAAACACGAGCCCCGCTCGAGGCCGTCACGAAGCTCTTCTCGAGCGCGTCGATCGCCGCCGGCGAACTCGGGGCCAGCCAGGAGGAGCTCTTCCAGCTCACCGAGATCACGGGCCAGGCGCTCGCGGTCCAGGGATCCAGCGCGGCCGAGTCGGCCGGCGCCCTCCGCCAGCTCTCCCAGTCCTTCGCGTCCGGCGTAGTCCGCGCGGAGGAGTTCAACTCGATCCTCGAGGGCGCGTTCCCTCTCGCCCAGGCCGCGGCCCGTGGATTCGAGGAGGCCGGCGGATCCGTCGGCAAGCTCCGGAACCTGGTCGTCGAGGGGAAGGTCTCCTCCGAGGAGTTCTTCCGGGCGATCCTGGCCGGGAGCGACGGGATCGCGACCGCCTTCGCCAGGAGCGAGGCGACGATCTCCCAGGCGCTCACCGCGATCAACAACTCCCTCATCAAGTTCGTCGGAGGGATCTCCGAGGCGACCGGGGCCGGCTCCGGCCTGGCCGGCGTTCTCATCGGGGTCTCGGACACGATCGACGACCTCGGGGACGCTTTCAGCGGCTCACTAGAACCAGGCCAGGAACTCAACGGCGCGCTCCAGCTCTTCGTCTCGATCGCCCTGGTCGCGATCCGCGTCGTCGACGCCCTGGTCTCCTCGCTCTTCAACCTCGGCTCGACGCTCTTCACGGTCGTCGGCGAGACCCTGGGCGCGTCCGTCGCCGGGATCGAACAATTCCTTCGCGGGAACTTCACCGAGGCCGCCGCGATCTTCGACGACCTCGACGCGCGCAACCTGGAGACGATCACCGGGAACTTCCGGAACCTCCGCGACGACCTGGTCAACGAGACCTCGGGAACGATCGAGGCCCTCGTCGAGCTCTGGTCGAGCGGCTCGCGCGACGTCGCCTTCGCGGCTTCGTCCGGCGTAGCCGCCGCGGCCGGAGGAGGAACCGGCGGCGGTCTCGCGGTAGATCCGGAGGACTTCGCCGACGCCGAGGACGCCGTCCTCGAGTTCATCACCGCCCTCGAGAACGAGGAACAGATCCTCGCGCTCCAGGCGAAGCTCGGAGACGAAGCCGGCGCCGCGATCTCCGAGTTCAAGGACTCGATCGTCCTCGCCGGCGCGGAGGCCGCCATCTTCGGCGACCTGGCTCCGACGCCCGAGGTCGAGGCGCTCCGCGCGGCCTTCCTGGAACTCGGGGAAGACGCCCAGGAGTCGATCCGCCTCTTCACCGAAGAGCTCGCGGAAGCCGATCTTGCGGCGACCTTCGACGAACAGATCCTCGCGCTCATGACCGAGATCGAACTCCTCGGGGCCGACAACCAGGCGCTCGCCGCGAACGCCGAGCTCCGGGCCCTGGCGGCCGGCGCTACGGTCGAGCAAGCCGCCGAGATCGGCAAGCTCACCGAGGTCCTCCTCAACGAGACCGACGAGCTCAAGAAGACACAAGCAACCCTCGAGGGCTTCTTCGAGGAGGTCGGGGCAAGCGCCCAGCGCGAGCTCTCCGGCTTCCTGGCGGATCCGTTGAGCGACGGCCTTGACGAGCTCCCCGGACGCTTCGCGCGCCTCCTTCAACAGATGGCGGCGGACGCCCTGGCGAGCGAGATCTTCGAGATCCTCCGGAGCTTCGGCTCGAACGCCTCGGGCGGCGGCGCCGGCGGCTTCCTCCAGTTCGTCGGCGGGCTCTTCGGCGGCGGCTTCCAGGCCGGCGGCCAGGTCCGCGGCGGCCAGAACATTCTCGTCGGGGAAGCGGGTCCAGAGATCTTCCGGCCTCCGGGATCGGGATCCATTACGCCGAACGTCAACATCAACCAGGCGGCCCAGTCTCCCCCGATGGTTCAAGTCATCAACACGATCGACGCCGCGGAGATCACCGGGGCCTTCAATTCCGGCGAGGGCGACACGGTCCTCCTCAATCGTATCGGCGCCAGGCGGACCGCGTTCCGCCAGGCGTTAGGAGTTTAAGATGAGCTACCTCGAACAGGCTCTCGTCGCGGACGGCGTCACGGCCGACGGCCGGATCGTCGCCTCGCTGGCGATGATCGAACACATGAAGAACGCGAACGTCTTGAGCCTGGACGCGGTCGGCGCGAACAACGGCTCGGGCTACGTCGTCGGCGAGACCTTCGACATCGTCGGCGGGTCCGTCGTCTCGATCAACGGCGTCGCGATCGTCGCGCGCGGCGTAGTCGTCGCGATCTCTGGCGATGACGTCACCGAGGTCAAGATCACGAGCTCGGGGATCTACACGTCGCTCCCTGGGACGACCGACGTCGCCACAACGAACGCCTCGGGCGTCGGCGATGATCTCCTCCAGGTCGACCTCACGACCCAGGTCGCCCAGTGGACCGAGGACCGGAACACCTTCGTCGACTTGACGACCGACTTCGAGTGGATCGCGACCTCGATCAAGGCGACGAACGCGCCGACCTCCGGCGTCAACACGATCCTCTCGGGCGCCGACGACGGCTTCCAGTTCATGACGGCCTCGAGCTTCAACTCGGGCGCGACCTTCCTCACCCAGCCAGGCGCGCCGCCCGACAACGAGATGTTCATGGGATGCCCGAACCAGGACCCGGACATCTTCATCTCGACGACCGAGCGCCGTGTGAACGTCCTCGTCGCCGATGGCACGAATAAACAATACGCCGGCTTCGGGCTCTTCATCCCGTTCACGAACTCCGACCTCAACTATCCCTTCCCGGCGATCGTCCACGCCCAGGCGCGCGGCGTCCCGGCGATCAACGCCGCCAGGTCGACAACGAACTCGGGGATCGTGAACCTCAACTCGTACACGATCGCCGGCCAGCTCGGCCCGGTCCAGTATCGCGACAACGTGAGCCCGGCCTGGCTGGGGATCGCGCTCGACAACAACGACGGCGCGGAGGACCAGACGAGCCAGCTCTGGCCGATCTCGTCGTCGGGACCTGGCAACCAGTACAGCTTCAACGACGCCCCGGTCCCGTCCGGATCCCTGGCGCCGGCCGCCGACATGATCCCCTTCTCCCAGAGCGCCGGCACGATGAGCGACCCGGAATGGTTCCAGAACGCGGCCTCGGCGAAGATGCCCCAGGGGCCCGCGCCTCTCGGGCCTGGCTCCCGGCTCGCCTTCACGGGCCAGCTCCACATCATCCGCAACCAGCCAGGGAACGTCGAGGTCATCGGGATCGTCGACGGCTGGGAACACGTCCACGGCCGCGGCCTTGACGCCTTCGATGAGATCATCTCGTTCGACGGTCGCCGCTTCCTGGTATTCAACGACACGAACTCGGCCGACATCTGGCGATTCGTTGCTATGGAGAAGCTCTGACCATGCCCTTCCGAACTAACACCGGCGGCTTCGAGCCTGGCGATGACGACATGGCCGACTTCATGAACGACATCGTCTCGCCGTTCCTCACCGACTCCTTCGTCGCCGGCGGCCTCGCCTGGATCCTGCAAGTCCCGACCGAGGGCGCCGGAGCTCACCCGAATTTCAACTACCTCTTCTCGAGGGGCGGAGTCGGGACCGAGGCGCCGCCGTTCTGGTTCCCAGCGACGACGCTCAAGACGCTCTTCATCTTCACCGGCGACGACGTCAACACGGCCCAGGAGGCCTACGACCAGCCAGGGAACCCGATGAATCACCCGCCGAACGCGAGCCAGCCATACTCGGACCCGGTCACGAGCTACGCCTCGCTCGCTTGCCAGGCGCTCACGACGGTCGTCGGCCCTTATGACTCCTACTGGCTCTTCGGCGGAGCGTCGGCGGAGTATCTTCACGTCGTTCTCAAGGTCAACTCGCGACAATACCGCCACTTCCACGTCGGGATGTTGACGCCGCTCCACCCGGACCTCGACGCCGGCTCGTTCTACGTCACGGCGCACAACGTCAGCTTCCTCAACCCGGACGACTTGACCGGGAACGGCCTCTCGACCTTGAACGGGAACAACATCGAGCACCAGCCCTACCACGCGAATCACCGTTACCCGTTCGCGCCGATGAACAAGAACAACCTCCAGTTCTCCGGGAATAATCTCCGGATGAGAGGGCTCCTCCTCCACATCCCGAACCTCGGCGCCCTGGGCTTCGACTGGTATCACAACTTGAGCATCGAGGGGAACGCCGACTCGGGAAGCCGCAACGGGACGACGAGCGGCAACATGAGCGACCTCACGACGACCGAGAAGACGGTCGGCGACGTGAACAACACGAGCGACGCGGTCCTCTTCGGCGTCGCGAATTGTTCCGGCTACAACGACGGCTTCGGGGCGACCATGTTCTCGGCCGACCCGACCTTCACGGCGAACTCGACGCCGCTCATCCCGATCATCGTCGGCGTCACGGTCGACTTCGAGAGCGATCGACGGATGGCGCCGGTCGCCAGGATCCCGGACGTCTTCCGCGTGAACATGAGCAACCTCGACCCGGAGGAGGAGATCCTGGTCGGCTCCGACACCTACGTCGTCTTCCCGATGACGAACGAGGACAGCCAGAACACGCTCGACAATGAGGGCTACACCGGCCACGAGGGCCTCGCCTACAAGAAAATCACGGCCGACGCGAGCTAGACGTGGCGGACAAGGGCGCCTTCTCGTTCGGGGTCCTGGAATACTCTCCAGGGAACCCCCAGTTCCCGGTCCTCCCGACCGGGGCGATCCAGGGGACGCTCGACGAGTTCTTCTCCTCGGCCTCGCTCACCTTCGAGAAGGGCGTCGTGATCGTCCTCGACACGCGGAGCGCCACGCCGGCGGATCTCTTCGCCGACTGGTTCGTCGGGACGACCTGGGTCTCGCCGGCGCCGGTCGAGTTCGGGAACATCACGGCCACGAAGAGCCGCGACGTCACGCTTCACAACACCAGGCGGAACGCGGTCGACCTCACCGCGATCGACGTCTCGGCGATCCCTGGGCTCTCCGTGACCTCGCCGGCTCCGCCGATCACGATCCCCTCCTTCTCCTCGATCATCGTCACCTTCGAGGTCACGACCTCCGGCGACGCGGTCATCAACGACGACGTCATCTTCACGGTCGACGGCGGGCCGATCGCCGTCCGCTTCACCGGCCGCCGGCTCATCATCTACAACACGCTCCCCCAGAAGCCGATCAAGGAGACGATCGCCTTCTTGACCGATCGGATGACCGCGCTCAACGGGATCGAACAAGTCATGGAACTCCGCCAGCTCCCGCGCTCGACGATCCAGATCACCGAGCTCTTCACGGACGACGTCCGGCGCTCGAGCCAGCTCAACGTCATCAACGCCGCCGGCTTCCTCCGCGTCGGGATCCAGCTCTGGTTCGAGGCCCGCGAGATCTCGGCCGCGGCCGCCGCGATCGACACGGTCGTCCAGATCTCGACCCTCGACATGGAGATCTCGATCGGCCAGGAGATGTCCTTCGTGACGCCGGCGGGGATCCCGACGAGCGCGATCACGGTCTCCTCCTTCACGGCGACCGACGTCACCCTGGAGAGCGCGGTCGGCCTGGAGCTCCCGCTCGGCTCCGTCGGGATGCCGGTCAAGTACGGCTTCTTGAGACCGAAGGGCGGGATCCAGACCTGGCCGATCAACGCCGAGAGCCTCAAGCTCGACTTCATCGTCATCGAGTACCGCGACATCGCGGCGCTCAATCTCGCCTACTTCGACACGCACCCGATCGACACGCTCCTCCCGGTCATGATCCAGCCGCTCTTCCTCCGTGGCGGAACGCGGACCGGGAACATCGTCCAGGCGCTCGACATCCTGGACTCCAGGACCGGCGACGTCGCCAGCCGGCGGAACGAGGTCCTCGCCCGCCAGGGCTTCGACGTCCTGGTTCATCTCGAGAGCCTGGCGGACGCTCACGCCTGGCGCCAGTTCCTCTACTACGTCCGCGGCGGCTGGCGTCCGTTCTACGTTCCGACCGGGACCGATGACCTCCCCCTGGGCGTCGACCTCTCCCTGGGCGGGAACACGCTCCAGATCGTGAACCAGGGCCTCGAGGAGGTCGACACGACCGCGGCCCCTCGGCGGGATCTCAAGATCACCGTCCTCGGCGTCGACCACATCCGCCGGATCACGAGCGTCATCGACGCCGGACCGAACGAGACGGTCACGCTCGACTCGGTCATCCCAGGAGCCGGGACGGTCCCCGTCGCCGATGTTAAGATCTCCTGGCTCTACCTGGTCCGGATCGAGAACGACACCGCGACCTTCAACCACTTGCGGACCGGGAACGCCGAGCTCCGGTTCCGCGTTCAAGGAGTTATCGCGCTGTGACCTTCGACGCCTTTGAGACCGGCGACGGCTCGCCCGTCGAGCTCCTCACGTTCTCGAACGGGCTCCTCAACTTCCGCTTCACGAACCAGATCGAGCCCGTCGTCTTCGGCTCGTTCACGTTCGCGCCGCTCGCCTACGTCCGGAGCGCCTGGTCGCAATCGAAGGACCAGGACGACAACAACGTCCGGATGACGGCGCCGAAGGACTTCGTCGTCGCCCAGCTCTACCAGGGGACGCTCACGTCGAACGTCACGACGGTCATGATCCAGAGATTCCACGCGGACGACCTTCCGGTCCCCGAGATTCAAGTCGCCTGGAAGGGCCAGATCGTGTCGCTCCAGTATTCCGGCGACGACGTCGAGTTCCTCATGGAACCCCTCACGAAGGGGACCGAGACAACGCCGCCCGACACCTTCTCGGCTCAATGTAACGCCTTCCTCTTCGAGTCTCCCGGCTGCGTTCTCCCGGCGGACGACTGGAAGTTCGTCGCCACGGCGACGTCGATCACGCCCGACGGGCTCGAGCTCACGTTCAACGGGCTCCGCGTCCAGGCGGCCGCCCTGGATCTCGCCCAGGGCGGACCCGGAACCCTCTCGTCGGCCGAGCTCGACACCTACTGGCAAGGCGGACACATCCGAACCGGCGACGGCGAGATCCGCGACATCATCGAGGGGAACGTCGGCGGAGATCCCGACACGGTCCGGATCCCGCTCCCGTTCCGGGCCTTCATCGCCGGCCAGGGCGCGAGCGTCTTCGCGGGTTGCCGGCTCACCCTGGACATCTGTCACCGTAAATTCAACAACGCGATCAACTTCCAGGGCTACCCCTACATCCCGGAGATCGACCCAGCGAACACCGAGCTCCCGTCGGGATCCAGGACCTCCGAGTCGAAGTTCCGAGGGCCCCAGTAGATGATCTGGGTCCAGCTCCTCATGTGGGTCGTCTCGTTCATCTTGACGGACTACTTCCGCGAGCGCCTCCCCAGCCAGACGGCGAGCGGGCTCGGCGACTTCAACATCCCGACCGCGACCGAAGGCCGGCCGGTTCCGATCTGTACCGGCGGGACGGTCCGCTTCGAGGCTCCGAACTGTATCTGGTACGGCGACTTCGTCGCGGTAGAGCGGACCGTCGAGACCGGCGTCATCTTCAAGCGCGACGAGGTCATCGGCTTCGAGTATCTCCTGGCGCTTCAATACGCGCTTTATAAGGGCCCGAGCGCCGGGATCACCGGCGTCTGGATCGGGGACGACCGAGTCTTCGACCATGTCGTCGACGCGGGCGGGATCCCCCAGGAGGTCGTCGACGTCGACCGCGACGATCTCTTCGGCGGCCTGGACAACGGCGGCGGCTTCGTCGGCCGGATCCGGCTCTTCGACGGGACCGAGAGCCAGGCCGTGAGCGGCTTCCTCGACGCCCGCCTGGATCCTCTCCCGGCCTATCGCGGGACGACCTACATCATGGTCACGGACATCTCGGAGACGACCGGCGCGAACATCGGCGAGGCGAACCAGCTCCGCTACATCCGCGTCGAGCTCCAGACCTTCGACGACCTGGCGGGGACCGCCGGCCACGCCGGCCTCGGCGACTCCCTGGGCCTGGCGAACGATCACCACTTCATCGGCCCGGACTTGAACCCGATCGTCACCGCCTGGGACGTCTGGACGAACACGCGCTGGGGCCGCGGCTTCGGTCTCGGGGACGTCGACATCGCGAGCTTCCGGGCCGCCGCGGAGACTTGCTTCACCGAGGGGATCGGCTGGACGAACGTCCAGGACGAACAGACAACGACCGGCGCGATCCAGGACCTCGTCGAGCAACACGTCGACGGCTACATCGGACCGAACCCGCTCACCGGCCTCATCGAGGTCACGCTCGCGCGGCCCGACTACGTCGTCCTCGACCTCCCCCTGGTCACGGACGTCGGCATGGCCGCGAACCTCATCGAGGTCAAGCAATGGGATCAAGGCGACTGGAGCAACACGAAGAACCGGATCCGGATCCGCTACACGTCCCGCTCGAAGGACTGGAAGGAGACACACGCCGTCGAGACCGCCGCCGGGAACCGGATCATCCAGGGCCGGACCCAGACCGAGGAGGTCCGCTTCCCTGGTTGCCACACGAAAGCCGTCGCCCAGGTCATCGCCGCCAGGGAGAAGCGCGGCCTCTCGCTCCCGCTCCAGAAGGGGACGATCCTCGTGAACCGGACCGCCTACGAGCTCCGCCCCGGCCAGGTCTTCCGGCTCACGTCGAACCAGTCCCAGACGACCGACCTCCCCGTCCGCGTGACGAAGATGTCGCTCGGGGACACGGTCAAGCAATCGCTCGAGCTCTCCGTCGTCGAGGACATCTTCGGCAACGAGCCGGCGACCGTCGAGCCGACGCCCGACTCCGACTTCGTCCCGCCGATCCAGACCGTCTCGCCGTTCCTCGCCGCGGACCAGGCGGCCTTCGAGGCGCCGTTCATCCTCATGAGGGCCGACGAACAGCCGAACACCGTCCCCAGGGTCGCGACGATCGCCCGGCGGATCCCTGGGAACGCCGCGATCGAATACGAAGTTCTTCGCCGGACCGGCAACCCGCCGGCGGGCGCCTACGTCTCGACCGACTTCGTCCGTGAGTCCTTCGCCAGCGTCGGGACGCTTCGCAACAACGAGAGCGGACCGATCTCCGGCCAGGCCGGCTTCTCGATCCAGATCGACCCGATCGGCGCCGAGTCGCTCGACGGGCTCATCCAGGCCTACTCGCCCTCGATCGGGAACTTCGCCGGCGTCGCCGTGATCGGCCCAGGCCTGGCGACCGAGGAGTTCATCCTCTTCGACGAGATCGTCGACGACCTCGCGGGGATCCGGCTCGAGAACGTCTACCGCGCCGTCATGGACACCTTCTGGAAGTCGCACAACGCCGGCGAGCGGATCTGGTTCATCTGGACGGGCGGGCTCGGGATGGGCTTCGAGACCTACGCGCAAGGCCTCGGCGTCGAGATGAAGTTCCTCCCCAGGTCGCCGGACGACGAGGTCCTCGAGGCCTCCGCGGTCGCGCTCCCGGTCGTCACGATCGACGACAACACGGGGAACCGCCAGAACAAGCCGCTCCTCCCGGCCCAGATCTCGTTCGAGGCCGAGGGCTTCTGGCCGTCGACCTCGAGCTTCGACGCGCTCATCTCGCCGACAACGGGCGGCGACTACATCGGCCAGCGACTCCTCCCCCAGCATCGACTCTGGAGGACCCAGGACATCCTCTGGAGCGTCCAGGGCCTCGACATCGGCGGCGGCGGACTCAACCCCTCCGAGATCGTCGCGGAGAACCTGGACGTCTCGGTCTGGGTCCATGACATCGACCAGAACCCGAGCGCGGCCAGGGTCGACGCGGTCTTCGAGCTCCTCAACGTGAGCGTCATCACGGCGACCGACGAGATCAAGATCCCGCGGGCGGACATGATCGCCGGCGGCGCGATCGGCTTCTCATTCAACGCGCGCCTCGAGATCGAGACCAGACACTCGCCGAGCGGCTCGATCGCGAACAACGTCTCGCACCTTCCCGGCTTCTTCGACTTCATCGCGACCGGGACCTTCTCCGTCCTGGCGAACGCGGCCGCGCGCCAGTCTCACTTCGACGGCGTCGACCTGGCGACCGTGGCCGACGAGGTCTCGAGCTTGAACGGCTTCCTCGAGTTCAACGGCGGCGCGGAGATCGACACGGCCGAGAGCGTCTTCGGCGGCTCGAGCCTCCTCCTCGACGGCGTCGACTCGTTCGTCCGGACACCGTTCCCGGACGGCTTCGACGTGAACGACGAATGGACGGTCGAGTGTCGGATCCGCTTCACCGCCGACCCCGTGATCTCGGTCGGGATCGTCTCCCAGATGGACGGCTTGAGCCGGAACTCCTGGGCGGTCTTCTACGACGGGACCGCGGACCAGTTCCAGTTCGCCTACTCGACGACCGGCTCGAACGGCCCGACGACGATCGACGTCCACACCGGGACCTTCGTCCCCGTCGCCGGCACGTTCTACGCCTTCGCGCTCTCGAAGGATCCCGACGGGACCTTCCACACGTTCATCGACGGCGTCCGGATCGGGACGAGCTTGATCCTCGTCGCGACCCCGTTCTCGTCGACCCAGGACCTCCTCATCGGCTCGATCCACCACTCCGGAGCGCCGGCGAACTTGTTCGACGGTCACATCGACGAGCTCCGCGTCACCGCGAAGAGCCTGTACCAGGCCGACTACACGATCGCGACGGCCGCCTTCGAGGACGCCCGCGGCGGCTATCCGCTCCTCGCCCTCATGGAAGGCGCCGACACCGACGTCAACTATCCGACCGACGACCTCACCGGCTTCGACTTGAACATCACGGGGACCTCGGAGATCGACACGGCCCAGTCGATGTTCGGATCCGCCTCGCTCCGTTGCGACGGCGTGAACGACAACGCGACGCTCGCGAACAATGACGGCGCCTGGATCCAGGAGACGGTCGGCTCGAAGCTCTTCCAGTTCGACCTCCTCCGGAAGCCGTTCACGATGGAAGCCTTCGTCCGCTTCAACGCGCTCCCGTCATCGACGACCGACGGGATGGCGATCGTCGCAAAATACGACCGCCCAGGCGGCGGGAACGCGGTCGACTGGTGGTTCTACTTCAACCCGTCCGACGACCTGGTCTTCGTCTACTCGCCCGTCGGGAACATCTCGAGCCAGGTCGTCATCACATCGAGCGACCTCGGCGTCCTGGTCACGGGCGTCTGGTATCACGCCGCGGCCGTGAGGCTCGGGAACGGGCTCTCGCTCTTCTTCGAGGGGAACCGCGTCGGCCAGAACTTGACCTTCTACGACGGCCAGCCGGACATGAGGAACGACCAGCTCTCGAACGTCCCGCTCACGATCGGCCGCTTCTACGACTCGAGCGTCACGACCCGCCAGCGCGCGCTCAACGGCTGGATCGACGAGGTCTCGATCTCCCTGGTCGCGAAGTACGACGGCGCGACCTACACGATCCCGACGAGCTCGATCACGCCGCCGCGGCGCGTCCTCACCCTGGCCGATCGGAACGAGTTCCTCTTCCTCTCCGGCTTCGAGAACACCGACGCCTTCGCGACCGATAACGTCATGAGGTCCGAGGATCTCATCCGCTCGAGGCTCTGGTTCGACAACAACGCCCAGATCGACACCGCGAACTTCCACTTCGGGAGCTCGTCGTTGTTGCTCGATGGCGTGAGCGACAACCTCGCGATCACGCTCTCCAGGCTTCAACACAATCTTCGCGGCGACGACTTCACGATCGACGTCTGGGCGGACTTCGACGCCCAGCCTCACGCCTCCGGGAATGGCGGGATGACGCTCGTGTCGCAATGGGACGGCCCGAGCAACGACCGCCAGTTCGCCTTCTACCTGGACGACGCCGGCGTCGAGAACGACCTGGTCTTCGCCTGGTCGATCGACGGGACGGCCATCCAGACGGCCTTCATCAACAACATCGGCGACCTCGCGATCGGGACCTTCATCCACTTCGAGGTCAGCCGCGAAGGCGGGACGCTCCGCTTCTTCATCGACGGCGTCCTCCAGACACTCGACGGCGCGAGCGACTCGATCGCCGGCGACGTGATTCACGAGCCGCTCGATGACGCGGCGAACGAGATCTGGGTCGGGCGGATGAACGACACGGCCGGGACCGACCGCGACTTCGACGGACACCTGGACGAGCTCCGGATCTTGAACCGCAACGACCACACGGCGACCTTCACGCCGGAGGTCGCGCCCTACACCAGGCCGAGCTCGCCGGACTTCTAGCGCCGGCGGATCCGGCGCGGGTTCCAGGTTCGCCAGGCGAAGAACATGAGGGAGGCGTCGATCGAGAGCGCGACCCAGGCCGCGGTCGAGACGTGGAAGACGACCAGGCCAGCCAGGCCGAGGAGGATCGTGATGAAGATGAAGTCGCGCACCCCTCGGACTATACTCGAACAGCAACCAGGAGAAGATCATCATGTCCCAGAACCTCCAGCTCCAGAAGACCGTCAACATCCACGCGCGGAGGATCCGACACCGACGCCGCCTTCTCACGACCGACCCGCGCTTCCGTTCACGCCTGGCCGGCTTCGACAACTTCCTCACCCGCGAGGCGACCAGGGCGAACGCGAGCCCGCTCCGCCTGGTCGGCGAGGCGATCGCGGCCGGCGGGACCGGCTACGCGCCGAACGACCAGTTCGACATCACCGGCGGGACCTTCTCGGTCCCCGCGGTCGGCATGGTTCGGACGGTCGACGGGAGCGGCGTCGTCCTCACGGCGAAGCTCATCGAGCGGGGCGTCTACACGGTCGTCACGCCGCCGGCATCTCCGACGACTGTCATCCGTAGGAAGAACGGAGCGCCAGCGGCCGGGACCGGCTTGACGATCAACGACGGGATCACGAGCGCGGTCTCGGGCGTCACCGCCGCCGAGCTCCTGGCGGGACTTCGTTCGCGCTTGAACATCGCCGGCACGATCCCGACCAGGAAGGCCGCGCGAGATTATCGCAACGACGAGAACAGCTCGGACACCTACGAGGACGCGGGCGTCCCGACCAGCTAGTCGTCCGGCCGCTCCCGAAGGAGCGACACGTCGCGAGCCCGGAGGGCCTTGTTCATCCTCCAGGGCTCCGGCGCCTGGCCGGCTTGCTTCACCGCCCGACACAACCAGGCGAAGTCCTTCGGCGTAGATCCGGAGAGGTCGACGAGAACGTGGCCGACCGTGACGTCTTCGTGGACCGGGATCTCCTGGTCGTTCAACCAGGCGATCAACTTCCTCGCCTCATCTCGACCGATCGTTCCCGCCGCGACGTTCACGCGCTGGCTCGCGCGCTCCTCTCCGCCGCTCGGCTCGCTCCGCTTGCCATAGGATCCGCCCCTGGGCGGACCGAGTCCGAGATCCTCGGGCGAGTTCGGCTTCGGCTCGTCGTCGTCCTGGACGACCGGCTTCGGCTCATCGAAGAGCCCGCCCTGGTCGCCGTCTCCTGGGCTAGAAGGGGACGTCGTCATCTCCTACCTCCCCGAGCTTCTCCTTCGCCCTGGGCGGACTGGCTGGTTCCTGGGGCCGGTTCCGGCCGCCTCCCTGGCCGCGGTAACAAGACGGACACAACGACATCCAGGGCGCACCCTTGAACGCCTTCCCGCACCCTGGGCCCTCACACGTCCGCTCGATCTCGCAACGATGACGGGATCCCGTGGTCGGGTCTTCCGGGATCCAGCGCCCGCCGTCTTGTCGCCATTTAATAGCCGCCCCGCAATCCTTACACGAAGACCTCGATCCGTTCGCCATCTCTTCCTCCTCGATTTATCCCCAGCTTATCAACAGCTTCCCCCCTGGTCATCCCCTGGGATTGACGACGGGAGGCCCTTCCGTCTAACAACTGTTAGAAGGTTTTAACCGTTCACAACGGGCCAGTCACGGGTCCGGAGGGAAGGGCCACAAGCTCCGGACAACTGTGAGACGGGACCGAAGCCGGACGGACCAGTGGGTCGCCGGTTCCGGGAGATCTTGCGGGAGGCTCGGGCTCGTGGCAGAATCGCGGAGCCCGGTCGTCTTCCTGCAAAGATTCCGACCGAAAAAAAGCCCCGCCGGGATCTTCGCCTGGCGGGGCTTCTCTTTATACGCCGGACCGCGGCGCGTTACAACTACCGGCCCTCGACGTGTTCCCAGTACGCCTTCCAGGCTCCGAGCTTCGCGTCCTCCAGGTAGCGAAAGCCGTGACCGTTCGGCGAGACGATGATGTCGTCCGCGAAGAAGGCCTCGATGTAGTACGGCCAGAGCGCGGTCGGATGCCCGCAATGAATGACCCAGACGTCGAGATCCAGGAGGCCCTCCCCGTTGAACCTCATGACGCTCAACTGGTAGCGCCGGCCCTTCGTGGCCGAGTCGCCGAAGCCCTCCCAGTTCGTCTTCTTCATCTCCGGGAGAAGCGCGAGCTCGTCCGCCGGCCAGAGATCGGTCGGCGGCGAGCTCATCTTCCTCGGCCGGTTCATCGGATGTAGTCGACGAAGGTGATCTCCGTCGGCTTGATGATGAAGCCGAGCGAGCCCTGGAACCTCACCTGGATCCAGCCCGTCTTCGTGTCGATCTTGCGGACGTCTCGCGTCGCCGTCTCGACTCCGAACCTATGCGCGACCGTGAACTTGATCCTCACGCGGCCGCCCTGGGACATCCAGCTCGAGATCTCGTTGACCTGGACCTGGCCGATCATGTCCGTCTCCTCTCGACCTGGACGTTCAACGTCTTCGTCCGTCGGTCCCCGGCGATCAACGCCATCTTCTCGAGAAGCGCGCGGCCGGCCTGGGAGCCGTCGCGAGCGAGTTCTTCCTCGAGCTTCTTGTGGAGACGTTCGACGGCCCGCTTGAACTGGCTCCGGACGATGTCCGGCTCGAGCTCAACCAGGAGCGCCTCGAAGGTCGCCGTGTCTTCGATCTTCTTCCTCATGATCGTCCTCCCTCGCGGATCTCCCGCGCATTATGGACGAGGGCCTTGAACGGCGACGGCCGTCTCCTTCCCTCGATCCGGTTCAAGTGGACCCAGATCCCGGCCCAGTATCCGAACATCGCGAACTTATACCGGGCGAGCGAGTCGATCGCCTTCGCGGCGGCCTCCTGGATCTCGTGGTCGAGCTTCTCTTCTCTGGTCATGTCGTTCCTCCTACTGGTTCACAATTTGGGGCGCGCGGTCGGCGCGTCGTCGAAGTTCGTGATCGAGCTCGTCACCGTCTCGACCTCGGCCAGGTCCAGGCCGGCGTCGACCTGGGACTGGATCCGGCGCTTCATGAAGGCCGCCCGATCGTCGCCGTGTTCGGCCTTGTGCCGGCAATGATTGACGGCGATGTTCGTCGAGTCGGCGCTCTCGAATCGCGTGAGCTCGGACAAGACGCCGAGGCCTCTCATCAAGTGGATCCACGGCCGGCGATTGTGATCGGCCTCAACCTGGTCGAGGACCTGGGAGGCGTCACGGATCCGCGCCAGGTAGTCGGCGCGCTTCGTCTGGACGTCGAACTCGGCGCAAGATCCGAAGCCGACGAAGTTCATGAGCCGCGCCTGGGTCTCGAGGAACTCGAGGCTCTCGTTCAAGTGCCAGATCGACATCGTCCGCTCGGGGAAGTCGGCCAGCTCCTCGCGGATCGCCCAGGAGATCTCGAGAAGGTTCTCGCGCTCGGATCCCTCGATCACGTCCGGGATCACGGCGACGGCCTGGGAGCTCCGAGCCTGGGCGGCGTTCGCCCAGCTCCAGAACTTGTTCCGGTCGATCGCGCCCTTCTTCTTCTTCCAGTGAGAGAAGGCGCCATTGTCGAGGACCAGGATCTCGTCCTCGCCGACGAACTCGATCGCCCGATCGAGATCTCGAGGAGCCGCGTGAGACACGCAAAACGACGAGCCGGCCAGCGACGGGAAGAGGGCCTTCGGCGTGACCGGAGTCCCGACGACGATCCTCGGCTTGAAGATGTCGGAGTTCATCGGCCGACACCGTTGAGAAGCCGGCGGGCTTCCTTCGTTGCGCCGTTCCGCCTGGCGGATCCGCGGAAGCGCGACGCGGCCTTCTCGACCGGGCCGGCATCCGTGACCCGGATGTCCTTCTTGTCCTGGCGACGGACGACGACCTTCGGCGTCTGGATCACGAACCGGACCTGGGAGCGGCCCTCGAACATGATCGCCGCGCGGAAGGCGCCGTCGACCCAGGCGTTCACGAAGCGCGCGTTCATCGGTTCGCCTCGAAGAAGGCCTGGGCGAACCCCGGCGGAGTCACCGACCGGAGGGCCTTCGTCTTCTCGGAGGATCCGCCGAGCTTCATCAACCAGCTCCCGGCGTCGCAAGCCTTCACGGGCTCGACGTCGTTCCGCTCGAGGTCCGTGAAGAACGAGCCCCAGAGCCCGGTCTTCTTCGTGTAGGCGTCGCCGAACTGGTGCGGCTGGAAGTACCAGGGAGCGCCGAGGCCCTCGATCAACTTCGGAAGACGGCCGACCGGATTCTCGAACACCCAGAACTTCGGAGCGAAGAGCTCGACGGTCCGGAAGACCATGTAGACGAGCTCCAACATCTCCGCCGTCCGACCGTCCGCGTCCTTCGCGGGCCAGTATTGAGCGCCGGATCCGGAGAAGTGAGTACACGGCGGCGCGGCGATGACGCCGTAGATCGTATCGAGGCCGAGCTCCTCCAGGAGATACTCACACGAGAAGTCGGCGATGTCGTGACACCAGCCGAAGCCGCCCGGCTCCTTGATGTCGAAGTGGATGACCGGATAGCCGGCGTCGCGGTACGGCTTCGACCACTCGCCCGAGTGATCGAAGAGCGAGATGATGACCCGGTTCTCGATCCGCTCGAAGTGAGTCTCACGCCACTCCAGCCAGTCTTCGTCCTGGTCGGCCGTGAGCGAGCTCATGTTGTCCTGGCGCGTTCTGTTCATGTCGTCCTCCGTGAAGTCGAGCTCGTATTGTCTCACACCGCGGGACGGCTCGCGTGACCTGGGTCACAGTTTTCGACATCCGCTTCAATGGGATCAAGGAGTTGCGACTTATTCCCCGGATTATGGAAAGGGCGACCAGGGCGTCGCCCTGGGCGGTCCGGATCTTGACGCGGCTCGCGGACTGGTCTCGGGTCGTGTTACAGTGACGAACGAGAACCCCAGGAGATGTTCCACATGAAACACTCGAACCTTCTCCGCCGCGCGCGGAAGGCGTCGGGCAAGACGGCCGAGGAGATCTGTGTCGCGACCGGATGCACCCGGCCGACGCTCTACCGCGTCGAAGCCGGCGAGGTCACGCCGAAGAGGCCGCTCGCTCGGGCGCTCTTCCGGATCTACAAGGGCCAGGTCCCGCTCGCTCACATCTACGACCCCGAGTTCGCCGGCGAAGTCCGGGCGGCATCATGAGCCGCGCCTTGACCGTCCAGCCGAAGGTCGGCTCGTTGCCCTGGCGGGCGCACCCGTCCGAAGAGACGACCGTCGCCGAGCTCGAGCGCGCGCTCTCGATGTTCAAGATCGACCTCGTGAGAACGACCGCCGACGAGATCCTTCTCGTCCAGAACACCGAGTCGATCCGCGACGGGGAGGCGCCGCCGACGACCGAGGACCTCGCCCGGATAATGTTCGGGCACGATGACGCCGTCCTGGTCGAAGAGACCGGCGCACACAAGAAGCTCGACGGGGAGAAGTTCCCCGTCGGATAGACGACGCCGGAGGCCGTTCCGCTGGCGCGGGCCCGTGAGGGGCTCCTGGGGCGGTCTCCGGTTTTTTTGTTCTCGTGAGGAGATGAAGATGATGAGCTCGTCCGACTTGCCGGCGTGTCCGGCGTGTGGATCCCGAGAGGTCCGAACCGTCCAGGATCCGCCCCGGACCTTCTACGCTTGCGCGCAATGCGGGCGCGACCGGACGGAGGCCTGGGAGGCCATCCAGCCGCCGCCGGCGCCAGAGAAGACCCCGAAGACGAAGGCCTTCCGCCAGGCCCAGGCGTTCAACCAGGAGGCGAAGGAGCGCCACATGGAAGAGGATCTCGCCCTGGGGATCGGCGCGACACTCGGGGCCAGCTTGTGAACGCGCCCGAGCGTGTCTTCATGGATGAGCGGGTCGCGGCCAGGATGCCGGCGAGCGAGAGCGACGCCGCCGAGGAGATCGGCCAGGACGTCGAGGTCGTCGCCTACTGGCGCGAGGACATCGTCCTCGAGAGGATCCGCGAAGGCCAGGCCGAGGCCGAGGAGTTCGCCGTCCAGTTCGAGGTCTACGGCGTCGCGACCTTGCCGGACAACTCCGGGACCTATGCGCCGCTCCTGGTCGTCTTGTCGAACTTCGGGAGGATCCGCCGCCAGGTCCAGATCGAGGACGGCGACGCCGAAGCCGGCCAGAGGATCGTCTGGGAAGCCGTCGAAGTTCCGGAGCTCAAGACGTGAGGGCCTGGAAGAGCGCCGCCACGGATCCCGAGAAGGTCTTCCTCTACTTCCGCGAACACGCCGACAAGTTCTTCACGGAGGACCATGTCGCCGCCCAGATCCGCGTCGGCCGCCGGCGGACCCGGAGGATCGTCGCCTGGCTCGTCATCGAGGCGAAGCTCGAGTCGATCGAGACCGTGAGCTCGTTCGCCTGGGGCCGGCCGAAGAAGATGTTCCGCGCGAACCGCGCCGACGACACGATCAACCAGGTCGAGCTCTTCCGCGACCGGATCGCCGCCGCCGGCTTCGGGGATCCCTACGGATGACCGTCCGCGACACGAGCGTCCAGGCGTTCCGCGAGAACCTGGCGCGCGGGATCTACGCCAGCCAGAAGGCCGCCCTCTCCGCCCTGGTCGAGATGACCGGACCAGGATCTCGGCGCGAGCTCGCCGCGCGGTCCGGCTTCGAGATCTCGGCCGTGTGCGGCGCGGTCAACTCCCTCATCAAGACGAACGCCCTCCAGGATCCGCGCGTCGTGACGTGCAAGAAGACCGGCCGGCCGGTTCACCTGGTCGAGCGCGTTCCGTTCCAGGCGGCGCTCTTCTAGTGTCCGGTCGTTGCCGAGATTGCGGCGCCATCTTCGACGAGCCGAGCTTCTCCGAAGGTCCGAAGACCTGGGACGAGAACCTCCAGAAGGTCGTCCGCTTCGCCCAGTCGCTCTTCATGTGTCCCGAGTGTCTCTCGACGAACATCCGGGAAGACGTCCGTCCCGTCGCCTGATACACTGGGCGGACCTTTGCAGGAGAACGACATGAACGAAAAAACAGACCAGGCGGTCGTCCTGGTCGAGACTCCCGTCTCGGATAACGGCCACGCCCTCGAGGTCCGCTCGGCCCTCGACATCAAGCCCTCGCTCTTCAAGGCCGGCCTCGAACGCCGGAAGAAGAACCGGGACTCGCTCATCGAACACATCCGCGAGGCCCTGGTCGAGGGGACCGACTTCGGCCGGATCCACGTCATCAAGAAGGACCGCTGCCCCGACGGCGCCTTCTGTTCTAACCCCTACCACTTCTCGAAGCCGTCGCTCTGGAAAGCCGGCGCCGAGAAGATCGCCGGGATCCTCGGGCTCCGTGTCACCTGGCCGACCCTCCGCGCCTACGAGGACCGGATCATCCAGGGCCAGGACGTGAACCAGGTCCTCCTCCGTTGCGAGCTCGTGAACTCCGACGGCGTCATCATCGCCGAGGGGATCGGCGGCCGCCTGATTCAACAGGACGGCGACCTCAACAAGGCGCTCAAGATGGCGAAGAAGTCCGGCCAGATCGACGCCGTCCTCAACGTCGGAGGCCTCTCCGAGGTCTTCACCCAGGACCTCGAGGACATGGATCCCGAACAACTCGGAGGCCAGCGCGACCCGTTCCAGCCAGGCGAAGAGCGCGTCGACTCCGCGATCCCCAGGGACGCGAAGCCGCTCTCGACTCATTGCCCGATCGGGCGCGAGTGGAAGGGGACGCCCTGGGAAGAAGTCGACGACGGCTTCCTCAACTGGATCATCTCGAAGATCGACGACAAGCCCGACCTCCGCGACCGAGCTCTCAAGGAACTCGAGAGCCGATCGGTCGAGACACCCGAGGCCGCCGAGCGTCGCGTCTCTGCTAAAATGGGAACGAACAAGAAGATCGGGGACTTCGCTCGTGAGCTTTCGCTGGCGAAGACACTCGACCAGCTCATCGCCATCACCGACGAGCTCCCCGACGAGTTCGAGCCAGGCCTTCGCGCCTTCATCACCGAACGCGAAGCCGAACTCGGCCCGCAATAATTAGCGGCCCGTGAGGGGCCAGGAGTACAACATGGAAACCAACACCCAGAAGTCGCTCGCGATCGCCGAGCTCAACCCGATCGTCACCGACATCGCGGCCTTCGCCGGCACGATCGAAGGGATCGACGTCGCCGACGAAGAGACCCAGGGCCAGGTCGGCGACCTGGTGAAGATGATGAACCACAGACGGAAGAAGCTCGAGGACAAGCGGACCTCGCTCGTCGCGCCGCTCAACGCCGTCGTGAAGGACATCAACGCGCTCTTCAAGCCGCCACGCGATCGGATCGACGAGATCGTCCAGATCGCGAAGAAGAAGATGAACCGATTCGCCCAGGCCCAGGTCGCCCTCGAGGCGGAGAAGAAGCGGATCGAGAGGGAGGAAGCGGAGACCGAGCGGAGGGAGGCCCAGGAACTCGCCGACGCGCTACGCGCGAAGGCCGGCCCCGAAGCCGAGGTCGTCGCCGAGGTCGTCGTCGAGGAGGCCGAGAAGAAGGTCGAGAAGGCGGCGGCTCCGGCGCGAGTCGCCCCGACCAGGGGACGCGAGTCGAGCGTCATCGTGTCGAAGACCTGGAAGGCCGAGGTCGTCGACATCCTCGAGCTCGCGAAAGCCGTCGCGGCTGGTAAACTTCCGACCCGCGTCCTCGAGCCGAACATGACCGCCCTCAACGACATCGCCCGCGAGAAGAAGGACCCCGGCACGATCGACGGCGTCCGCTTCTACGAAGACGTCACGACGAGCGTCCGATGAAGAGCCAGTTCTCGAACGAGAGGCGGGGACCAGTCCGCGCGGACTTCCTCCTCCAGGTCGACGAGCCGGCGAAGCTCATCCGGATCATCGACCAGGATCTCGGCGGGATGTCCGTCACGAACGACCTCGAGGCCGTCCTCCGCGAGGTCTCGCTCCAGATCGACGCCGCGCTTCCCGAGTATTCCGTCATCTACCGCGACTCGACCGGAACCTGGGACGCGATCATCGTGAAGGCTCACGACGTTCTCGCGCACACCTGGACCTTCGAGGTCCGGCCCGGACCAGGCCCGGAGACGGAGACCCGCGACCCGATGGCGAGATCTCGATGAGCGCCGGCGTCGTCATCAAGGTCGACAACTCGGTCGAGCGGACCGCCTGGACGCGCCTCCTCGAGGCGTTCCGGATCTCGGAGATCTACGAGCTCCCAGGCCTCGGCCAGCCGCTCGAGAAGTCGATCAAGATCGAGACCCTCTCGGACCTGGCGAACTACCACGAAGCCGACCTGGTCGTCCTCGCGGCGATCGACGGCGACTTCGTCCAGGGCCAGCGCGCGCTCGTCTCGTTCGAGCATCCGGAGGAGGCGATCTACATCTTCGGCGGCTCGATGACCAGGCTCTCCCAGGCCGACCTCCTGGGCGAGACGATCGTCGAGTCCCTCTACATCGAGGCCGGCGATCTGTTCCCGAGCCAGGCCGGCGCGGTCGTTCTCTGGGACCGCTACGTCAAGCGGCTCCTCCTATGAGCGACGAGCTCGTGGCCGCCGGCTTCTGGTTCCTCCTGGGCTTCTTCGTCGCCTCCTGGCTGGCGTACAAGTCCCAGGCGAAGCGGCGGATCCAGTCGCTCGAGTCGTTCCGGACCGCGAAGAGCGAGATCCTCAAGCTCCTCCAGGACGTCCGGGAAGTCACCGAGATCCGTGTCACAATTCACGACGAGGACGGCGAGCTCGAGGTCACGACCGAAGAGGCCCCTCTTCCTCCCCCGAAGAAGGACCTCCACTAGATCCAGGCGTTCGCGTATCCTCGAGGCCCCGCTCAACGGCGGGGCCTTTTTTTCGCGCCAGGAGAACGTCATGAAGATCCTCACCCTCACCCTCATCCTCATCGCGTCGCCGGCATGGTCGACCGGCGGCGGAGATCCGGATCCGAACCAGGAACAACACCAGGGCCAGGAGCAAGGCCAGGAGCAAGGCCAGCACCAGGGCCAGGAGACGACCGTCATCACCGAGGCCTCGATCGCCGAGGGAGCCGTCACGATCAACCAGAACCGGGAGGCCCAGGGCGACTACGAGGTCAAGTTCCGCAACAACCCGAACGTCTACTCGCCGGCGATCCAGCCGACGATCTCCTGTTATAAAACGGGCGGAGGCGGCGCGTCGGGCGGCGGCGTCGGGCTCTCGTTCGGCGGCGGGAAGATCGACTCGGCTTGTGTCGAGCGCGAAGAGATCCGGCTCGGCCATCTACTCGGCCACGAGGAGGTCGCGCTCTTCCGCTATTGCAACCTCGAGAACAACGTCGCGGCCTTCGGCTCGGCGCTGGCTTGCATCACCTACGACTCGAGCCCGGCGTCGTCGGAATACCAGCTCCTTCTCACCGAGAAGAACCGGCTCGAGCGCGAGCTCCGTGAGACTCACGAGCTCATGGTCTCGAGATGCCAGGCCGCGGAAGAAGCCGGCGAGCGGACCGAGGAAGCCTGGCTGGAGTGTCTCGCAAAATAGCGATAGACTCGGCGCTCGGCCGTGAGGGCCGTTAGTCACTCGAAGCCGGCCCCAGGGCCGCGAATCCAGGAGGCCCTCATGTCCTTCCAGTACGGCGCAGGATCCCAGAAGAAGCTCGACACCGTTCACCCGGACCTCGCCGACGTGTTCGCCCTGGCGATCACGCGGACGCCCTACGACATCACGATCGTCCACGGCTGGCGCGGCGAGGAGATCCAGAACGCCCTCGAGGACTCCGGCGCGTCGACGAAGAGGTTCCCGGACTCGTATCACAACCAGACAACGGACCCGTCGATCCCGGACCCCGAGGAGGTCTCGGACGCGGTCGACTTCGCGCCCTACATCGACGGGAAGATCCCCTGGGGCGAGACTCACATCTTCGCCGCGATCGCCGGCGTCGTCTTCTGTTGCGCCGCCGAGCTCGGCGTCGCGATCGACTGGGGCGGCGACTGGGACGGCGACGGCAACACGAAGGAGCATAAGCTCCAGGACTGGGGCCACATCCAGAGGAGACGCGGATGAAGAAGTTCTCGGAACACTCGGGCGGGATCCAGCTCGCCCAGATCCTCGGGGTCATGGGCTTCATCTTCGGCGTCGGCGGGTCCTTCATGATCTGGGCCGCGGACGCGAAGATCGACGAAAAATACGCGACCGACGCGGATCTCCTGGCCGTTCAACAGACGACGAGCGCCCAGGTCACGGTCCTCACGACGACCGTCCAGGAGAACACGACGACCGTCAAGGCCACGGCGAGCTCGGTCGACGGGCTCACCCTGGTCGTCCTCGGCCTCCAGATGACCGACCTCGAGAGCGAGGTCTCGGCGCTCGAGAAGGAGAAGCGCGACCAGGGCGCCGGCTGGAACGAACGAGACGAACGCAACCTTCGCGACCGCCAGAGATCCCTCTCGGATCTCGAGCGCCAGCGCGGGATCATCCTCGACCGATTACTCGCCGCGGATCCGGAGCCGTGAACGAAGGAGACCGTCGCCGTCGACGAACTCAAGCCGCCCGCACACCAGGCGCGCGTGACGAACGCCGAGGCGCTGGAGCTCGACCGTGACCTCGGAGGATCCGGTCATCCACTTCGCGGAGCGGCTCGACGCCCTCCGAATAATTCCGCGCGCTCTGGTCATCTTCTACTACGCCTTTTTTGCGAAGTTCTCGTTCTACCTGGCCGACTGGTTCATCAACTACGACTTCTCGGGAATTGAGAACCAGGCGGTCGCCCTGGCTGTTGCCGGTTTTCCGGTCGGGATCCTGGGAGTGATGACTGGCGTCCTCGGGACGCTCACGAACAACTACTTCCGAACGGGCAAGGCCGGCGGGAATGGCGGGTAGAGCTTGAACATCCAGGCCCTCCTCGTTGTCCTGGTATTAGGTGGCGGAATGATGGCCGGCGGCTTCTTCCTCGTCAAGGGCCAGATCGACATGAGAGTCGCCGCCGAGGTCTCCGCCAGCGCCGAAAGGACCCGCGCGGATCTCGCCGAACATGAACGCGATCGTCTCGAGAGGGACATCGAAGACGAACTTGAGCGCCAGGCCGAACTCCAGACGGAGCTCCAGGCCGCCCGCGACCTAGAAGCAACGACGACGGAAGTCCTCGAAGACCGTGAGCGTCTCACTCGCCTCACCCAGGCGAAGCCCGGCTTGATCGAACGACAAGCGCGAAGGGCGACGACGAAGGTCTGGAGCGACATCGAAGTCGAAAGCCGTGAACAGTAAAGCGGCCGCCGCTCTGGTCCTCCTGGGAGTTCTCCCTGGTTGCTCACTTTTTAGCTCGAAGCCTCCGGACGTCACGATCCAGGAGCGCGCGACGCCGGTCATCTGTGACACGTCACCCAGGCCCGACCCGCTCAACTTGAAGGACACGCCGCCGACCCTGGTCATGGATCCGAACGAGGTCTGGGGCTATTGGTTCAACTCCGAGCTCTACGCCGCGCTCGCCGAGAACCTCCAGGCGATGAGGTCCTGGATGACCCAGTCCCGCGCGATCCGCTCGAAGCTCGTCGCCTGTATTGACGACCACAACTCGAGCGTCGAGGATCCTCCCCCAGATTAGGCGAGGCCGGAAGGTATGGCGGCAAGCGGAGCGAGGCCCGCCTCATTGCGGGAACAGTCACCGCGGCCTAGAGCCGCCGGTCTCGCCTTCCGAGTAGCGAGCCGCGCCGCGCGATGTTACGCTCGCCGGTCATGAAGAGGAGCGACTTCAACGAGCGGCCCGGCGTCTTCCGGACCTGGAAGGAGGCCCGCCCGATGTTACTCGCCGCGCTACTCGGCGCGCTTCTCTGGACTCTGGCGCTCTACCAATGCGCCCCGAAGGAGTAGATGATGGCGAGAACAGAAGAACAGAAGGCCCGCCGGCGAGAGCGCGATCGGGAACGACGCGACGAGCTCCAGGCCGCGCGACCAGCTCCCGAAGAGGACCGCCCGCCGATCCCGGCCTTGAAGGTTCAACGGATGGGGAAGCTCTTCCGGATCGCCTACGCCGAGACGCGCAACCTCGCGAAGTACAACTCCGGCGACCCCGTCGACGGCGGCGGCTTCGACGACGAGACCGACGCCCAGATCTTCCTCTCGAAGGTCCTCGGCGAACAAGGTCCGACCCGTGACGCGGAGGCGGAGGGAGTCGGCTAGTGAGACCAGACGGCGCGCCGGAGGACTTCGACCCGACGGGCTACTATAAGCGGAAGGCGGAACACCGCGCCGAGATGATCCCGATCCTCGTCTGGGTCTGGACCCTGGGGCTCGGGATGATACTCTTCGCCGCGGCGATCAACTTCTTCGACACCTACCAGGAGACGCTCATGTTCGGCCTCAACCTCACGACCCTCATCATCGGGATCCTCATCGGTCTCGCCCTGGTTCAACTGTATCCGCCGAGCGCGCGGATCGGCGTCTGGATCGTCAACAAGGGCCGCGCCGC